TGACTCATCACCAGCCGTTGACCACATAGACAAAAGCGGATTAGTTCTAGCAATCTGACTGGGCCGTAACGCTTCGTCAATTACGGCCGCTGAAATGTTCCACAGTTCATCTATAACAATCAGGTCATAACTGCCACCGTGAAGGTTTGGTGTTGCAGCTCTGACTTCCCACGTGGAACCATCAGGCATTTTTACGGACTTACGACCTAAAGCATGGGCGGCTTTGGCACCAAACTTTTCTACCAAGATTGGGGCGATAGTTCCAAAGATTGCTTCAGCTCTGTCAAGCTTGTTAGCAACCGAAAGAACAGCCTGGGGCTTGCCTCGAAGCATTGCTATGTCTGTTAAATATGCCCCTATCAAAGCCTGAAGAGCAACACTCTTGCCCTGTTGTCTAGCTGTGCTGCAAAGAGCTTCACGAAACTGCAGATTGCCTTTACCGTCATGGGACAGTTGACCATTCAACACATGCTTTTGCCAATCCATTAACTCAATGCCCATGTGATTGGTAGCCCAGGCAGAAACCCTTGCACCGTAACTGTGCTGGTTCAGGCCCACCGTTTCAAGTCTGGGCAAATGCTTTTCAATCCCTGCCAGTTGGGGCTGGTCGTCGCCAGTTTCCCCCAAAATGTTGCTGAAGCAAGGGGTCGGGGGCGTCTGCTTTGTGTCCAAAAAATGGTTTACAGCGGCGTTTCGTTCTTGTATTCGTAGGGCATCTCTTTTGGCTTTGTAGGTGGCACCTGTCTGACTATTGCAACGTCGACATGCTGGCCTTAAATTGTCCATGTCATGGGTACCGCCTCGGTCTACTTCAATGATGTGGTCTGCTGTGTCTGCTGGTTTGCCACATCGGTAGCAAGGTGGGTTGTCTGATAGCAGGGTGAGTCTGTTTCGTCTGTAGGTGGGGTCGTTGGTTGTGTGTTGTCTGGGCATTGTCGGGAACTCCTAAGGTCAAGGGCATAGGTCAAGTGAACTAACGCCTAAGCAAGAAGGGCACTTGCTCAGTTGTTACCTTATTCCATGACAGGGTTGGGTGGTTTGTGTCCCCCACTATTTGGGCAATTAGCCGCTGGGAGCCTGTCTATTTTTGTTCGGTGGACAACCATAGCCATTTGTGCCGTTTGGAAACGCTGGACCCTAAGTCAATGCATAGGGCTCTACCCAGGTTCCCCTGTTTACGGCCCGCCAGTTCCAACACTGGTACACCCATGCGACTAATGAAATTGTGTTGTCTTGGCTCTAGTGCAGGACCGCTACGGGATTGCTCTTTGTTCTCTTTTTCACTTACTTAGCCAATGGCTAGTCGCCCTCCCATTGGTACCAAGACAAATCGGGACTGTATCAGGTCATTGGGTGATGGTACCGTGATTCAAGTTTGACCCAGGTGCCGTTAAACATGACTTCAGCGTATTTGATTGCGTTACTACGGTAGAAACTGCCGTTAATAGTCAGGTATTCGACATCATGCGAGTTTGATATAGCGATAGCAAACACAGGCACAATAAAGGTGTATTCGTGGTCCCCTGTGATGACTCGCATAGGGTTTATCGGCTGGTGAAATTCAGTTGTCATGGTCGGGTCTCCTTGCTAGTCGGGTTGATATTTGGTCTAGGTCTTTGGGTCGCCACACATAAATTTCGCCGCCTGCCTCACGGATTTTGTCATGCCAGGCTTTTTGTGCCGCACTGATACGCCCAATATCGCTTTTTAATTCGGCAAATATAATTCCCCTGAATGAATGTACCAGTGTCAAATCAGGGTAACCAGCGTGGCCCTGTAACGGGGTTTTCCACACGCCAGGGCGGATTTCCACAGCCCTAGTGTGCATAACTAGCCAACCATGCAATTTGGCAAGCATAATGACTTGTGATTGGAAGTGGGATTCTTTCATAATTTAACTACTTCGCGGCCGTAAATGACAGGTAACCAATCCATGCTTTCAAGGTTGGTTTGTGGTATCCACCAAGTCATTGTTTCGTGCAGGTGATTGCGCCATTCTTTACGCCCAATACCATTATTAACCATGCTTTTAGCGTTGTCGAAATGCAACCAGCCAGCCAAACGAATTTTGTTTATACCAACAATAGCCAAGACAGTTTTTTTACCAATTCTGTGTTGTTCTTGAAATATTAAATGTCCGTCTTTGTGAATTGTTGATTTCACCTGGTAATCACCTACGTCACCTTCACGGTCAACTTCTAACAATGAATCCATACCTTGCCAGCGAACGTTTAACGCTTTTGCCAAAGCCATTTCACCTTTGCAGCCATAAAAGTTTTCGTCAAAATTAGTTTGTCGTGTTGAAACTTGCCAATGTTCTGTTCTTTGTTTGGCAGTGAGTTCACAAACTGCTAGGTCCCAGTCAGTCAAAGTGACACCAACTTGGGTCATGGTGCCAACTTTTTAATGAGTGCCGTACATTCAGCCCTAGTTTCGGGGGCTGGCCCCTCATAATTTAAACCTCGCAGGTACTTCAATTGGGCTTCAGATGGTGCATTGCTCGCATTTGCGCCCAGCGCCTGTGTACGGGGCTTTTCGGGCTGTCTCACAAGCACTGCTGGGGTGTGTGTGTCTGTTTGGCGGTTGCGTACTTCCTCGGCACTAGCCATTTTGGGGCCGAAAGACATCATGAAACCTAAAACACGGCCTAAAGCGCTTGTGCTTGCGTTCATCATCTCTGACCCCCTAGTAAAAGGCGTGGCCCCAGGGAAAATTTCCCATGCCGTATTTTGTGCAGGGATTTGGTCGTCCGGCGTTCGCCAGGCTTGCACGGTAACCGCAATGAAAACTTTGTCGCCAATGGTGATGATTTCGGGGCGGTTTTCCACTATGCGTAATTCGGGCCAGCGTTCCAAAGCCATAGCAAACCGTGTTGGTACGTCGACATAGTTTGATAAATCCATTAGTTGCCCCTGTTTCGGTCGTAGGCGGTGCGTTGCTCATTGGTCATGTTGGCCCAGGCGTGTAGTTCTGCACAGCGGCGTGATTCGTCAGGGGTCATGTGGTGCCAATCGCCTGCTTTGCCACAGTTAAGGCAAATACCTTGCAACAGGTCCTGCATGCGAATGTCGTAGGGTGTTAACTCTTTTTTGCATAGTTCACAAGTCATTTGAAACCCCCTAGGCGCATAGCCACAATTGTGTCTTGCGTCGACTTAGTGAGATTTGACAGATAAATGCCGTTTTCTTCGGCAACATAAGCCAATTCAAATAAGGCTTTTCTGAGCATTGCAATATCAGCGGTTTGGGCTTCAAGTTGCCAGGCGGCCGCCTTCATAGCAATTTCGGCTTTGGCTATCGCCGCTGTCATTTCGGCTAACTGTTTGTTCATGTCGGGCCTTTCATTTGTCGGGTTTAATTCTACGATAACCAACAGGTGTGGCAGAATAGCGCATTCGGCGCCTGTCGCCTTCAGACGTGTTAGCCCAAAAGCCCTGTAACGCCTTTTCGGGGAATGACACAGCGTAAGCAAAACATGCTTCGAATACTGTGCATGCTTCACAAATAGGTTTAATAAGCGCCCGTGATTCTGCCGATTCTTTGCCGTTAGTAGGAAAAAATAGGTTGGTGTCAAGTCCACGGCAGTTTGCGTATTGTTGCCAGTCGGGGCGGTCAACATTAAACATTGGCTAGCACATACCCCACGGGTGAAAACCGCAACCCCAAGTTTTTTCGGCTGACTGGTACAGCAACCAACCAAAACGCAGATTGAGAGTCGGGTCACTCATGGATTCTTCAAAAGGCATGTTAAACAATTCTTCAGCCCAAGCCCTATGGATTTCGTTACTTTGAATCAAGCCATGGTCATGACCATTAAACGCAGAGTGCAAATAGTTGACATTAAGGCACCTGACCTCTTTCCAAAGTAAACGTGAAAGCCCAGTAAGTATTTCAATATTGTTGGGCCACCCAACAGATATGGCAGTAGGGAACCATTCGGAACATTTTAATGACAGGGCGTCAAACACCACAGTTGTGGTGGGCTGTGTCGAAGTAGTGGTGCTACTGGTGCTGGTGGTAGTCATTAACTCTTCGGCCCTGTCCTGCAACTGTTGGGGTGTCAAGTCGCCCAGGGTGATTGTGACCGGCACAGATTCAACCACGGTTGTGGGTGGTGTGTCCTTTTGAAATCCCACAGCCATTGCGGCACAAAACAGGTAAGTAAACAGGCCTAAGCCTAAAAAACGCTTTACATTCATTTTGGTGTCCTTCAGTCGGGGTCAGGTCGGGATAGGTCTACCGATTCGGTAGAGCAATGTCAAGCCTTACGCTACCAAATTGGGGAAAACCTTTATGGCGTCTAGGGTCGCCTGGGTGTAATTGTCGCCTGGTACATACTGCAAATGCCATGGTTCAAAATTAGGGTTTTTAGGGTCTGACACTGCCCATGTGAAACCGTACAGCAGGGCTTGACAGGTCATGAAACCGTCACCCAGTAGCCAGGTAAGCAACGCTGAACCTTCATAACAGTTGGCGCAATCTATAGCGAGTCCCAAACCGTGGTCACTGTTGCCAGGGGTCGCACACGGTGCCTTGCCAGGTTTCAAATAGTATTTTTTGCCTTGCCAAATACGGGTCACTTGTGGTTTGCGGCCCATGTCGGTAGTCGAATAGCGAGTGTTGAAAAGAGCTAACTGTTGGGCATAACTACGGTATGCACCTACCTGGTTGAGTGTTAAACCGTTGAAGTAGGCGGCCAGTTGTAAACAGTTCCATGCGGTAGCGGCGTGTTGTTCCAATTTGCCTGACGGCTTTTGGATAGTCCGCAAAACTGCCGAAACCACATAACCGTTCTTTTGACCTGTCAAATCGGTTGGCATAATGATAGGCAAAACAGGGTATGTAGTCATTGGTTCTTTTTCTTAATGATTGGTTCCACAGGCTTATTGGTTAAGGCGGCCATACCGTTGCCGACTGAATAGCCAACAATCATTGTGATAATTGGTAACCCCTGGTCCTGGTCAATAGAACCAACAGCAATAAGCACAGTCATACAAACCAAACCAACCAAAGCAATTAACGCTTTACTGGGATTAAACGTCATGCCCAAATCCAAATCCACACAGCAATAATGACACCCAAAAGAACAGCAAGGCTTTTCATGCTGGGCCAATATCTTCAATGGTTAACTGTGCTGGGGCTGTAGCACTACGGGTCGCATTGGCGGTGCCGCTAGAACAGGCGAGGGTTGCGACGATGACAGTGGAACCAGCAGTAAGTGTGCCTACCCATACGGTTGTCATGTTGTAACTCACTGATGTTGCAGGCGCATTTTGGATATTGCCTAACTGATATCGAGTACCTGCAAGGTTGGTGAGTCGAATAGCTGAAGTAACAGAAGCGCCTGCGGTGGCAGGTGTGCCTACTTGTGGTTCATAGTAAGTAATGCGGTAGTAACGGTTGGCTACTGCCGTGAAACTGGCTGATGTTAATTGGATTTCTTCAGTGGTAATTGTGGTATCTGATGTCGTTGACTGAACAAAAGCCATGACACCACGGGGGAACTGGTTACATTCTGTGGCGGTCAGGACTTGACCGGCAGTGAAGTCATTGTTAGGTGAAATTGCCACGGTTTAGGCGGCCCTGTAGTAAAGGTTCCAAAGGATTTTGTCGGATGTTGTCCAAGTGAACGGCACAGTGGCAGACAAAGCGGCACTAGCAACATAAGTTCCGCTTGAAACTTGGATTCTTAAAGCCACTGAGGTAGCGGTACCGTCAAACAGTGTGCCGCCATCGTATCTTTCCGATGTTGAAGCGTCTAGATAGTTTACAAAACCGTAAATCATGGACGTAGAGCGCATACCTGAGTTGATTTGTATTGGCACATCAACGCTGATACCGCCAGTCACCGCAGAAGTAGAACCCAAAGTGAAAATGCCGTAAACGTGAACAAAGTCGTTAACCCTGCAATATGCGCCAGTCCCGACACCGTTGCCGATAGTAACGCCACCAGCAAAAGAAGGCGTGTACGCCGTGTAAGTCCCTAAAACCGTGTTTCCGATAGCGACCTTAGTTTCTAGCGCCTCAACTGCATCGTTAATATCGGAGTGTTGTTGGGCGTGCGACGGTGACGTCAACAAGCTGGTGGCCGTAGGGTTTGTGAAAGTGTCTAGTGATGTGGGGAATGTCGAAGCCATAGTGTTACCAACCTAGTCGTGAAGCGGTGTCGTCTGCATTTGAATCATTATAAACCCACCCAGCCTCGTCGTAGGTGATTTCGGCCTGGTTGTACACAATCGGTTCGCCACCCAAAACGCCATATATTGAGTCATTAAGCCTGAAGTATTGGTAAAAATCGGCACTACTGAAATAGAAAGTGTATTGAGTTTGACCTGGTACAGCGTTAACTGCAAACCCTTCACAAACAACATTTACGCTAGTTTCTACTGTGTCGCCAGGTTTCAACCATTCGACAACACTCAACGATTCACCATTTTTGAGTGTTTGAATCAAATCCTGTAAAACTGTTTGGGGTGGAGAAGTGCTAGGCACAATCCCTGTTGCAGTTGTGTCTAACACTGTTAATTCGTAACGAAAATCTGTTGGGCTGCCTTGCATAGTTGCCAGCCATGACGCCAGGCCGGCGGCCTGTACAGTCGTATTGTCAACCGTTGAAACTGAATATGCCGCTGGGCCGTAAGCGGTAACCGAAACATTGTTTTCGTTGTATTGCGACGCAACGGTAGACGGTTTCACTGTCACCTGATTCATGAATTGGTCGCCTAATTCGTAGCGATTAAATTGTGAATAAGGGATATCTGTAATGCTTCCAGCAGTCCTAGAAAATGTGTAACCGTTAGGTAAACCTACATATTGGCGACCCAAAAAAAAATAGGTAAAACTTGAATCGTCCCACAGTTGCCCTTTTTCGGTATTGACTAACAAATTCATTTTGTTAAGCCAACTACCCGTGTAAAACCCAGTTGAGGCTTCACTACTCGACCCATAACTAAAACATTGTGGAATCACAGTTGGGTCGTAATCAGATTGCGGTTCCTGAAATTGGTCACTTACTGAAGTAAAAACAAACTCGTAATCCTGCAAATTGAACTTGCCGCATTGAGCCAAAGCACCGGCACAAAAAATGGTGGCGGTTGACAAACCCTGGTCGGTGCCAGGTGAATCTTCATATTCAATCGCAATAACACGGCCACCAAAAAGCGTCGCCTGATTTTCGTATGTAATGAGTACAGTCAAACCCCGAACAAATAAAGCGCTTTCGTTGTTGTTGTTGTTAATAGTTAAAGAAAAAACACCACCTGCGTATTGGTCAATAAAAGACTGGCGCCCATTTTTGCCGTTAAAAGACAACACTTCACCTGTGTAAAGCGTGTCAGGCCCCAAATATGAGGGTGACGTATAAAATTTAAAAACTGTACTCACTGAATACTCACAGGTAACGGACCAGTATTCCTTACATACTGTTGTAAGGCTCTAACGATACTGTTGGGGTCGCCGCCATTAACGTTGACAGTGATACTTGCGCCGCCACCAAAACCCATACTGCCCATTTTTGACAACGGTATGACAGCCTCAGGGCCTTTTTCGCCAATCATGGCTAGTTGAGCCGAATTGACTATGCCACCTTCAGCAAGCATAGGAATGTCAGGAACGTCCCAACCTTTGCCACCAATGCCACCTGGTACCCAATTAGGAATTTTAAAAGACAATTTGCCTACAGTGTTATTCCACAGCCATGCAATAGCCCTAAACGCCGCTAAAAACGGCGCTGTAATAACATTGGCCACAAAGCCCATAGTGGCTTTAATGCCATTGTAAATAATGCTAAAAGCCTCAATAATGTAATTTTTAAAATACACCACAGCGCCAACAGCAATACCAGCAGGCCCAAATATGCCTAGTAGTA